TCCATGATTAAGACACTGCCAGCAGCGCAAGGGTGATGGCAAGGATTCGTTTCATGGTGGTGCTCCTAAAGTTTTGCAGCAGCAATAAACAGATCGTCTATCTGCGTCTCGGTCATGCCCAGCGCTGCCGCAAGCTGGGGCACCATTCCAAAGCCACGATCTACGGTTTGGGCAAACTCCCATGTGATGCTTGCTGCTGTTTTGTCGGGTTCATCCATGGCTGCAATGGCAGCGTCAACGCTTGTCAGCAGGCCAGCAGCGTGCAGGGCTAGCCGGGCTTGGCGCATAGTGACTGACTGCGGCACGCCGGGCGACGGGATGCTGACCGTGCCGCCATCCACCACATAGTCACCCATGCGCTCAAGGTCAAAGTCAGCGGGCGCGTCAATGTAGGCATCTGGCCCGGTGTAAGCGTCGGTGGCTGTACCGGCGATACGGTTGTTCTGGATGATGAGTTTCATGGCTGTCCTTTAAACGTCGCAGCGCAGTGCGCCGACATAGCCAATTTGAGTGCCACCGTCAGTGGAAACAATCGTGAATGGCGACACCATGGGCATCACCAGTGGGCCGAGTGCTGTTGCCAAACTTACGTTGCCCGCAGCGGTGACGTTGGTATTTTGTCGGGTGCTTCCGGGGCGCAGAGTGGCGACCGTCATCGTCGAGCCTGTACTGCCGTCGCTGGTACTGACACCCAGCACGATGTACGAGGCTGTTGGCACAGTGCCAGCCAGCGTCCTGCCTTCGTTTCCTGGGTTGCTGTTGGAAGCAAGGACAGCGTATTGAGCGGCGGCGCGCATCGAGCCCAGCGCGGTCTCACTGGCGGCAATCGCGTCGAGCGCCGTGTCGGAGTTGAAAACCGCCATCTTGGCTGTGCTGGAGGCGATCACGGCGGCCATTGCTGTGCTGGAGGCGATCACGGCGGCCATTGCTGTGCTGGAGGCGGCCACGGCAGCCATTGCGGTGCTGGAGGCGGCCACGGCAGCCATTGCGGTGCTGGAGGCGATCACGGCTGTCATGTTGGCGTAAGCAGTGGGCGTCAAGCCCGCGGGTACTGTGACCCATGCAACCAATCCGTTAGGGCTGGCTTCAACCGCTGCTGTTGCCGTTGGCGATGCGATGATTGCTGCGCGTGCAGTGCTGGATGCGGCCACGGCTGTCATGTTGGCAGTTAGCGCAGTGCGTGTAAACGCTTCTTCATCTGCCGTCAGCGCAGCGTGCGCTACAGGCACAATAAGAGCACGGGTTAAGGCGGTTGGGCTTTCCCACAATGCTTTGGTAGCGTTATCTGATGCGGCCAGTCTCCGCGCCTGCCCCCGCATCCCAAGCAACACATTCAATTCCGCCAACCGTCCTGGGTCGGTGGTTATCAGTGTCTCTAGTTGTGCGCCGGAGAGTGCCCCGGCTTCGATTGCGTTAAGCATACGCATGGCTCTTACCATTGGCATGATGTGTGTCCTTTAGGGTTTGATGACGGTGATAGGCCATGCGGTGCGTATGGCGGTGTTGGTGTTGGCTGAGGTTGTGCTGGCGTTGGTGAGCATGATGGTCACGGTGTCTGCCGCGCTGACCCATGCGTGGTAGCTCAGGAGCCCGGTGTCAGCAGCCGTGCTGCCTAATTGATTTGGCGGGGTGGCAATCACCCGGTCGCCGATGGCTGCGCCTGTTACTGTTCCGGTAAAGCTGGTGCTGGTGGTAACGGAGACGCTGGTGATGGCGCAAGTGGCAGAGCCGGTGAGTACCTTGCTGGCAAAGCTGCTGGCAAAGCTGCTGGCAAAGCGCAGTGGTTCATCTTCATCAAACGCATCCCGTACATCATCATCAGGAGCCTGCCAACTGTCCACCAAATCCCAATGCGCCGCCTCCAGCAGCCAGACGCCTGTGGCGGTTGCAAAAGCACTTTCGTCGTCGTCGGGCTCGGTGCTGCCTGGCTGCCACACAAACAGGCCCAGGCCGTCCACGATGGCTTGCTCGCCGTCTGCGGGGGTTTGGGTGCGTAGGGTGGCGCGGGCGTCGTAGGCGATGGTTTGGACGGGTGGGAGTACGACGTTGCCGGTCATGCCGTTGACGCTAGTGACGCTGCCAATATCGCCGCTGCCAAGCAGACTTTCCCCATTGAGGGTCTTGATGCTGGTGCCCGACACCAGCAAATCTTGCTTTCCAGACAAATCCTGGTCGCCAGTGTTTGTGCCTGTTGATGTACCAGAGCCCGCAGGCGCTCCGACCATGGCCGCCGTAATGCCGCTCACCGTGCCTGTGAATGTTGGGCTGGCAATAGGCGCTTTTAGAGCCAATGCCGTTGTCAGTGTTGTTGCAAAGTTGGCATCATTCCCAAGTGCTGTCGATAGCTCTTTGAGAGTATTTAGAGCAGCAGGCGACGAATCAACCAGTGCAGCGACAGCCGCATCAACATCGGCCTGCGTCACTTTGCCAGCGACAGCCGCATCTATCAACTGCAGCGATGTGATGAGCCGAAGAACATCATCGATCAAACTGTTCGACTGGTCCGGAAGCGGCAGTTCCAGATTTGCGGTGCGGTTGTCAATGGGCATTGCTCACCCCTTAAAGGACGATGACGCGCAGATTTCTGACACGCGGGCGGGCGTTGGTGTTGCCCGCCAGTGCCAGCTTGACATGCACGCTGGCCTCAGTGATGGATGCAAGCTCATGCGTGACCTCCATCCATCCGTCCCCCAACTGGCTCGACGATTGGTAAGCTGCAGCAACCCATGTGTCACCACCATCAATCCCCTTGACGGACACTGCCACGCTGGCACCGCTGGGGATGATGGCCTCAAAGATGACTTTTACCCGCGCAGCAGTTCCAGCCGGGATGGCCCGGGTGATGTAGTCCGCCGTGGTTGCCACCGTCCCATACGCCAGTTGTGTCCCAGGCGTAAGCACGGGGCTAAAATTTGTTGACCCATGCAAAGTTGCAGAAACTGCCACATTCCCCGTCATTTCAGATGCGAGACGCACAGACTGGCCATCTGAAACCGTGACCGTGCTCAAGTCCGGCAGAGTCAGTGCGTAGCTGACATACGCATCAGCCGATGGCTTCTCGGCGTAGCTCATCAGCATCAAGTCAGTGACGCCAGACACAGCCACAGTACCAAGATCAATGGTGCGCGACGTGGCGGTGTAGCTCGCCGTCAATAGACGGAATGCCATGTCTCGGTCTTGGTGCGCAGTCCAGGTGATGGCATTACTCGACGAAAGTAACACACCAACCGTGTACGGCTGACTGGTGACCCACTGCGAACTGGCAGCATCCCACTTGCCGAGTTCGGCGATGGAAACCGCAGTGGTTGGGTCGTTTGCCATTACAACCAATGCGTACTCAGTGTTGGCAGACAAATTCACGGCGGAATCAAACGCAATACGGGTAGGGCTTCCATTTGTCAAAATTCCTGATGCAGCCAGCGTAGTGCTGCCCAGCACTGTGGTTGTTGGATAGCCGTTGCTGACAGACCTAATGTCAACCCGAACATTAGCGCCGCCCTTGGCTGTGAACCAGAGATCAACAGCCGCCAGTTGGGCAGCCGACGGCAAGCTAAATGTTTGTGCCAAAGGATCGGTCGTACACGCCTGGTAGATATTGACATACCCCCACTCTTCTTGATAACCTGCAGTTTTGGTAATGCTGCCTAAGCGATACACCTGATTTTGAGTAGATGCAAGAGCAGTCTCAAACGCCTTTTCTGCAGCAGCAATTCCGGCTGCATCAGTGGCCAGGCTCATTGCCGTGTTTAGCCCAGGTATTAAATTTGCAATAGCTGCAGCCGTCACTGGATTTCCTATGCGCTCTACAAGATCAACTGAGTCCTGAATCATCTGCAGCCCAAAAGCAAACCTACTTGGATCAGTTGTAACTTCTACCGTCGGGCTTGGCTCATACACAGGGGCTGGCTCTGGCAGCGACTGCCAACGGGTCTCAGTAACTAATGTCTCAACTTGCAACAATTTACGCTGCAATATCCCCTGGCTCGAGAAAACCGCCGAACCTTGTGATCCGCTTGCACCGAAGAATGAAACCAGCTTTTCACCTGTACCAACATTTGATGGGACAGAGAACTTTGCGGTCAGATGACCTGTTGAATTTGCATATAAAATTGACATTTTTAATCCTTATGCGGCAACTGGCACTGCCTCTACACCACCAAAATCAACAGCAAGTAATTGCTCATTTGGGCCGAATCCCGAAATTTTAAAAGTAACTTCAATCGGCCTAATGGTTTCTATTGTTGACTCTTCCGACGATACCAGTACAGTAGATGAGCTGGTGGAAACACTTGACATATTTCCACCTCCTGAAGTGAATCGCTTGGTCACCGGCCCCGTGAAATCCTCTTGTACTTCAGTCCAACGATCAACATTGGGCGTTAAAACAATAGTTGCAGGAATAGGCGAAAAACTCAGGTACGGATTAACTGGCATTGATCCTGTCCTAATCATTTGCGACAGCGCCACCACAGGAGTGAATGGAATAGTGGTCCTCGCAGAAACGTCAGAGCTAACGTATTTCGCATTCGCGTTTAGTACAGGCAATGTCAACTCGCCGCCAACGATGGCGGCTGTTTGAACCTGCCCGAAATCGCGCTGGCTTTCATCAAAAAACGCATCAGTGAAAATGCCTTTCTTTGTACCGGCTTCACGCCCGTGAATGTTTGACTCGAGTCGTTGTTGTGCAATGAGGCCCATCACGACATCTAACTTGCTGTTGAGCGACGACAAGTAGTTCATGGGAACCATTCGCACGCTGTTGTTGGCAACGTAACTGTCATCCGTCCAGAGCTGCACCACCGACGCCAGTGGTAAAAGGTTATCTGGTACGGCAGGCGGCTGTGGGTTCCAGTCTGCGGATACGCCCTTGGTCCAAATAAATGCGCCGTCGCTATCAAGAGACAGACGATCAATCCGTGGCAACTTCTGCGAGTAGCTGGACAAAACAAGTGAGCCGACTACAGCGCCGGTGACGGTAAACCCTGTACTATCGACTAGCGATGGGGTGACCGTCTTGATGTATTGGTAAGTCACTGTGTAAGACGAACCTGTCGCCACTTCCGCTCCGGCCAAAGACCAATCGACCTTGCCGCCTGTGAGCTTGTAGTCGGTGTTCTGGATGTAGGTTGTACCGCCTTGCACAACAGACACAATACTGATCACCGACGTGTCTGTGATTTGGTCTTGCGCACCGGTGTAGCCGCCATGCACCAGTGTTTCTGATTTTTCTGCTGTGATGCGAACAACCGGGATACCAGACACTGGCGTGCGGTCAAGGTTAATTCTTTGTGCGGCTGTCGTGGTACTGACGTGCGGCTCCGAGTCAATGGCTCGCAAGTCCGGCTCTGCTGCATACCGCAGGCGCTTTGATGTAGCGATGGACACGCCGTAACCGTTGACGCGCGCGCGCCCCTCGCCTACGGTGTACACCTGACTGCCATCGGCAGCGTCTGTTTCTTTTTTGACAGCCAGTCCTGAAACGACATATGTCCCACCCGCTGAGTCGCGGTCATAGCGCGCCAGAGCCTGTGTAACAGAGTCCAACTGCGGAGGCGGCTCTTTGGAGCGAACTACGCCGTTGTCAACGACATAGACCGGGTAAAAATTGCCCGTTCCAGCACCCCCCGTGAAGCCCCAGGACAACGTGACACGCAAGCGTGCCGCCCCGGCTTCTTCGTAGTTGTGCGTGAGAAGTGCCGGGTCGCGCAGTTGCGGGTCTGTCAACTCTGTGACGACCGTCTCAGTCAAGTAAACCCCGACCGACACCACCGAATCAACCGGCAGGGTGATGTTCTGAATACCGACCCCACGCACCACTCCATCAATGTAAATGGCGCCTGATTCGCAGACAGTCACCCCAGTCACCGGGTCCACGATGATGCGAGCATCGCGCACAATGTCGCCGTCCTTAAACAGAGCATCGGCGATGCCTTTTGCATGGCTTTTCGCAGCCTGCTGAATTTCGTTCAACTCTGCTGACTGCAACACAAACCCAGCACGGAAAAGGTGCTGATCGTAGTTTTTTGTTGGGTCAAACCGGCTGTAGTAACCATCTGGCATGGTGGGCATTGCAAAGCTCCTTAAATCTCAATAACAAATTCAAATGACTGACGCACAGACGGTGAGCGTTCAAACTTTGGAATGCGCTCAATGACCATCAATATCCCTGGGTTGGAAACGTCAGCGGGAGGGAAATAGCGCTGGCCTTCGGGCAATCCGCTGCGCAACACGGTGCCTGAAAACACAGCTACCTCCCGGATGGATGCCACAGGAGCGTCCACAAAGTCAAAATTGAATCGCAGATAGATGTATTTGGTGGGGGTGAGCGATTCGGTGAATTCGCCCGTAGGAACCACAAGCTCTCCGCCGACCAAGGGTGTGCAGTATTTGATCTGAGTGGCTGTGCGCCGCCCAATTTCATTTACCAGCGCCGTGGCTGAAGTGGTGACAGCCACTGGCGTAGCGTCCCAGGCAGCATCGCCGGAGCCCCAGGCCATATGAATCGGCTTGGCCACAATGGCAGCCGCCAAAGCGGCGCGACCGGAATTTGTGAGAATCGCCATGAAAATACCTCATGTGTGTTGCCACATAAGGTAGCGTCACGACCAGCTAGGTCGATTGGCTGATGGCCATGCCAACAACAGATTGGTCGTGCCATGCGCGGTCAGCAGTCCAAAAGCCCGTCCAACCAGTATCCTCATTGAGTCGAACCATGTAAGACATGCAAATCTCTGGCCACATCCCGCATTGGCTGACTGTCGCCCCAAGTAAGAGCAACGCACCGTGTGCATCAAAAACGATCTCTGTTACCCGGTCAATTGTTGTCACAGCACTGGCACCAGACAACGCAAGCAGGCCAGACAATGATGGGACTGGCAGAATCCTGCGGACAAGCTGCCCCCGGCCCAGAACGGCATTGAGGTTGCCTAAGGCAAAGCCATCAGACAACGCAACCGAGGCCTTGGCAACGCTGCGCCACGGGGTCATGTGCTGATCGTTGTTGACTCCCTGTGCGTTACCAAGACTGCCAAGCGAGAACATTGCAACCAGATGGTTTATTGCCGGACGGTCACCATCAAGCACAAGCCGGCCTAACGCATTGGCGTTGATCTTCCCAACCAAAAAGGTGTGATCAAAAAACCGAGATGCCCAAACATTCGGTGTGATTGGCATGGCTGCCGGGACTAAACTGGCTGGCACAATGCGGACCGGATTGGAAATCAGCACACCTGCGGCCCGCGTGCGCTCAATAACTGCCATCACGGCATCCCAATCGCTGCCACTTGGAATCAACGGTCGAATCAAGTGGTGGCCGACGACAACACCATCATGCAATGCATGAGCCCCTGACAGCGCCGAAGCATCCAGACGAAAGATGCTCTGCCACGGCTCGGTAATTTGCACCTGGCTGCCTGTGACGTCCAGAACGGCATTCTCAATGGCGTAGCGATTGGATTTTGCTCTCAGCGTCTCAGCCACGATGGTGGCCAGATACGAGGCATCCGCCTGCCCAGATCGGCGCGTTACTCCGAAGTAGCTCCCCCACAAGTCAAGCCAATCGTCATCTGCACTGTGTAGCCTGGCCTGTTCGAGCGCTTGCGGAACAGCGTACCAAGCGCTCTGGACCTCGGTGGCATATCCTTCTAAAAGACCCCAAAGTGCGGACCTGTATCCATAAATGGAGTTTGTGTACTGACTTTCTCTGCCGGCGCCGTCCATAAGAATCAGCGCGCTGGAATCTACGGTGTCGGCATTGATTCGGCTTACTCGGACTCCTACATCCATCAACCGGCACACAACATCCCACACCGTACCGACGCTCTCCAGGTTTATGCTGGTCAATACCGATCCAGCATCAGTGCTGACAACAAGCTGCCGATTTTTGACATTCCAGGCCGCGCCGTCAGGATGCCAAATCTCGAACGCCAGTATCGGATCGGGGTCTTGATTGAACCCGCTGTAGAGATGACTCAGCAGCTTGTTACGCATTTGACACCCATGTCACTGTGACAGCGCCAAGCATGAGGCGCTCAAACTGACCGCAAACTGAATTGTTTGTATTGGTCACGTTACAAGTCATGACGTCTGGTAGCGACAAAACCGCGCTGGTGATGGCATCAACCCGCAACACGGACCCTGGGGAAACGCCTGCAACAACCCGCGCCAGCACTGTCGTGATATTGCTGATCATTTCGGCTGTGTTTTGAGCAACACTCCTGGTGGAAACTGACAACCCAATCGGAACAACTCGTTCCTGCATCGGCAGAACAGTGACTGACACACCGGCAGGACGGTAGCCGTTAACTCGTCTCCCCGTTGCTGGGTCAACATAGCCATCAATTGCACCTTGCACCTTTGACAACAAAGTCAATGTAGGCGCCCCGACCGAGCTTGAAACATAAACCTCAAGTCGCCCGGCGTGTTCATCAATGCCGATACGGGTCACATACTCCTGAACAGCCCCTGCGGAAGAAAAAACCTGAACAGACTCAGCCGCAAACCGGATGGCATCGACCGTGCCGCGAGAAATCGACAGAATGAAGCTGTTGAATCTTGTCTTTCTTTCGACTTCGCTCTCTGCGTCTTTCCCGCTGACAAAAGGCAAATTTGTGAGAGTGGCGCCGGGTGGCAATAGAGACTCGCTGTCTGTGATCTCGTTGGCGGCAATGTTTCCGGCTGTACCAGCAGTGGTGCAAGCCACAGGAATCACGACCTGCGTATCGCCAACCGCAATCGATAGCGACATGAGTGACTGGAAAACAAGCCCTTTTTGTGACACTTCAAAGGACGCCCCTTCAGGGATAGACACAGCAGAGACTGCGGCCGGAAAACTGACAGTCAGCACACCAGCAGCAGGCAGCGCTTCAACAATGTCAAAGTCAAACGCCTTGTAAATGGCAACAGGGATGGCGTCCTGCAGCCCGAGGTACATTTGCAAATACAGCTCTTCAATCTCTACCGCAGGAGACTCCATTAAGGTGCGAGCTACCGCGCCAACAGAAAAGTCTGTGATTCTTGTCTGAGAGGCCCGTGACACGTTGATCAGCGAGGCCACGATGGACTGGAAGTTTTTGATTTGAAAACTCATGCTGGCCCTAAATTTCAAGTTGAAGTTGCAGCGCCGTGCCGTCAGTGGCCAACGCTGTAATCTTGATCAGAACAGCATCGTCCTTGGGTGTCGCGGTACTGTCCGACACGCCTGCCACACGCGGATCGGCCATCAATGTCTCTTCGCAAAAGCGCAATATCAAAAGATGGATGTTGCCGTCTTGCTTGTGCCCTTTAAGACGGCCGGCAGCATTGCCATAGCGGGGATGGAATGGCAAGCATCCTATGGCGTTGTTCAAGCGCAATTCAAGCGCCTGCTTCAAATTTGGAATGCCGCGCGCCAGATTCAAGTCGCCAAAAACATCAACTGTTAAATTCCCTTCTTCTAGCGCAATATCAGCCCCAAAGGCCTGCAGCGAAGATACCCCTGTTGATAAATCGGAATTGGATGAAGGGACTTTGATTGGATTTCCGTACAGCAATACCTGGCCATTGATTACGCCAGGGTGCAGAGGCACGCCGGTGAGATAAGGCGGACGCAACCCGTTAAGCTGGACAATCTCTGGCCAACGCGCAGCATTCTGCAACTCGCGGTGAGCGAGCTTCTGAAGGGTGTCATTGTGTCTGGTGGTGACCAGTCGCCAAGAAATTGTCATTGTACGAACGATGCTTTCACGCTGCCATCAGTACCTTTTGCATATAGATGGATTACTGATATATCAGAGATTGGATTTATTGTCGGCTTGAATATCCTGTTTGTCTCAGATACATTCACCGTTTCTATATCTATTTCAGAAGAATGTGACGTTCCGTTAAAATATGTATAAGAAAGTTTTATCGCTTCTTCTGTTGGATTTGTGACGCTGAAATACACCTTAATAATTTGTCCTGGCACAACATACCCAAGGGTGCTCAAGTAATATGTTATTTCTTTCGGAGGCTGTGCTGTTGGCTTGTGATACTTTGCTATGTAATATGTAACACCATTATTTATAGCAAGGCCAGTTTCTACATCGTACCCATCAACATGAGATTGCTCAAGGACGTCAAGGAATTTCTGAAGTGTTGCTGTGGGGTGCTCTGACACCCAGCGATCCATAGCCTCTTGCCATGTAATGGCCGGTATCGAACTTGGCGTTGGCGTTGGCGTTGGCGTTGGCGTTGGCGTTGGTGTCGGTGTCGGTGTCGGCTCAGGCGTTGGCGTTGGCGTTGGTGTCGGCTCAGGCGTTGGCGTTGGTGTCGGCGTTGGTGTCGGCGTTGGTGTCGGTGTCGGCTCAGGCGTTGGCGTTGGCTCGAAGTAAGTAAACAGATTGTTGCCTGCGCTATCTCCCCCAGCCGTTGTCACCACCACACTGACTGCGCCAATTACCCCCGAAGCCGGGGTGACGCAGGTGATTGATGTATCGGTGCTAGCACTCAAGGCAGAGCACAGGACTCCGTTTATCTTGACGCGCGTGACCCCGCTGAGATTCGTACCGGTAATCGTGACAGTCGTCCTAGCGCCCCTTGGCCCTGTTGATGGGCTGATCGCCGTCACCGTTGGTGCAGGCACTGTCGCGGCAGGTGGCGCTGTCCCAGCAACGGTAACGCCTGCACTCACCCGCGCGATCAGCGCAGATAAAGAGGTCTGATCAACTGGCTGCGTCAAGTCAAGATTGTTGATTTCATTGATCGCCGCAACAGCATCAGGCGTCGTGCCAACAGGACCAGGCGTTGTGGTGCCAGCAAATGGATTGGCCCCGTCTGACGGGGCGCTACCACCAGCCGTGCTGGAGCAATTGGATGACCCATATGGGAGCAATGGGGCTGTCGCGGCTTCAATGGCATCGGTGAATCCATTGCTCAAAACACATCCCAAATTGGAAAACTCCCTCTTGACCTGCATGATGGCCGCCTTTGCGGCATTTGGAATGCCGGCCACAGCCCCAGCAGCATCCCAAACTTTTGTGGCCGTTGCGGATAACTCTCTGGCAACCCCGACAACGGCTTTCTCTGCCTCAGTCAAAACACGTTTTGCAGCATTCGCCGTGGCAATAATGTCTGACGCCGTGGACATGATCGGCGCAAAGGCATTCTTTGTCGCATCCAAAGCTGACGTCCCGAGCGATCCAATATCAGCGGCGAATCCGTTTAGCTTACCAATTAACCCGCCGCCCACTGACGCAGGGCTCGCGCTGCCTGTCAGGCTGACAACAGAGTCCGTCATCGATGCAATCGATGTGGCCGCCTTGTCAGCCGGGTTTATTGCCTCTAATAGCTCCGGGTATTTGTTCTCTGCTGATTCGTTCACCACAGTCAAAACGATGTTGTAAACCAACAGCAACGGTTGCGATTTGCTTCTTTTTAACGTGAACACCATTGGCACAACGTCAGCCACATACTGCCCGTTCAATGGGTCAATAAGCATCAGACGCACATCGTCAGGATTCAGACCGTTGTTTATTCGGTCTTGACGAATCTCATGCCACTTGTGAATAAAGTGGTCTCTGAGGCGGATAAACTGCTGCACTCCATCTGGGCGGCCATTAGACCCCCAGCCGGTGTTCCCGGCGATTGTCAACGTGGACAGACCGCGCCCAAACGAATCCACCCACGCCCCGCCAATTGTGTTCACGACCGACATCCTGGATGGCTCAGATCGTGTCAATTCCTCGGGGTTTATTGGCAGAGTGATATAGCCTATCGCGTTGCCATCAAATACAAGGGCAAACGAAATGTGCAGGAATCTCTGACTTGTCGGTGGTGGTGCTGCCATGTGCGCATAGTCATGTCACGACCCGGCAGCAGCGTCTTTCTGGTGTTGGGCCATTTTTGCTTTGACGCCAGCCATGAAAGCATCGTACTTGGCAGGGTCAATGCCGGTAAACAGAATGAACCGACCCCGGCAGTGCGGGTGCTGTGCGCCGGCTGCCAGCCACCACAGCTCGTCTGGCTCGCGGTCGTAGAGTCTGCCGTCAACCCGCTTTTTTGGCGCTGATGACCGCCCGATGTTGGTCTTGCCAACCCAAACCTCGTTCATGCCGTCTTTGTTTGGCTTGGCCGGGTCCACCACGGTGACGATCTTGCCGTTGATGCTGTGGCACCAAGCGCACACGCCCTTGTACTGTTCAATGCGCTTGAGCTTGTCGCCAGTGGCACTGGCCGCCACCACGCCCTGCGCGGCGTTTTCAGACACCTCTGTGACCGCGATGCGCCGCCAGTCGCGGTTTGCCGTGGCGTACTTGTCAAAAAGCAGGGTCTGGATGTTTTCCAGCTTGCCCCCAAGCATGACCGCTTTTTGATGCTCCAGCACGATAGACCTGATGCCTGATTTCATGCTCTCACCCATGTCAACGATGGCTGTAGCGCAGCGCACCCGGGCAAAGGCGATCATGGCCTCGGTGATCTTTGACACAGGCAGTCCCAACTCAATGACAGACGGGATGCTTACCGGAAGCGCCGCAGCAACGCCAGCGGCCACTGTCGCACTTGGCGGGTTGGCCGCCAGACCGGCCTCGATTTGCCCAAGCAACGTGGACTTGACCGATAGCCAGCTTGCCATGCTGTCGGCCCACTGCGGGCTCCAGTATTGCTGCAGCAGCCACTCGACCAGCATGGACCAGTCCTCGGGCTGCCACAGTGCGCGGGGTTTGGAGTGGAAGTAGGCGCTCCAGGCGTCAAGCTCAGTCTGGGTCCAATGCACAGGCATGTCGGGCATCAGTGGGGACAGTGACGCATTTTTCTGGTGGGGTTGACCGTGGGTAGCCAGCCACCACGAAAGCGCGTCCTTGAAGGACTGGATGTGGGCCTGGCCGGTGTGGGTGAAGGCTTCGACCAGATCGGCAAGATAGGGCGAATCAAACGGCGCCCAGATGTCGTGTTCGTGGCTGGGCTTGATGGCTTTGCCGAGATAGGTGCCTTGGTCAATCATCAGGGCAGGATAGAGTCACGACACACTGGCGATGGCAGCCGTGACCTCGGTCTTGAGCATTTGCTGGGCTTGTTCTGATATTGATTTGGCTATGTAGCGCCCAGGCTTGGCCGGGATGATCCAGCCAGTAGAGTCCTCAAACATGCACCTGAATGTGATGTACGAACTGGATTGCTGTCCCCCGCTGCTGGTGTTGAACCGAACCATGCCCTGAAACCGCTTGGGAACATCAGGCCCGAGTCGTCCGCCCCAGTTGTATGTCCGCGAGCGGACAAGCAACTTTGACCCAGCCCGTGCGCCAGTAAAGCCATACACCCCAATCTGGTTTTTCCTGAAACTCATCTTGGTGACGCTTGACTTGGTCAGTTCCTTGGCTTTGGCATAGACATCGGCCGGCATATCGTTGCCGTGTGCGGTGTAGCCTGGGGTCGAATGTCTGAAAGGAATTATGAGATACCGCTGCCCGGCGTGCTTTCCACCTTTTGCAACCCTTGTCTTCAGGGACGTATTGAGCATTTGCTTCAGGTCGCGCGCTGGCATACCACGCTCAATCGGAGTGGCCATCGGGTCATCGGAGTAAATCCGTGCGCCCATGCCATTTGTGTCGAATTCCACTTTTATGGAACCCGCGTACCGGTCTTTGGTTGGCTGCCAAATTCCGGGTGTTTGCAGCACAGTCTGCTGCCAGGCGGCTTGTGTCGTCAATGCCGTGTTTTGCACGGCTTGGGCTATGGCCTTCTCAAGCTGCAAGTTCATGCCAGCGATCAAGCTGGCAGCATCGAATGAAACGGTGTAGGCCATTACTGGACCGTTGGGTGCTCTTCAAACATCGGCAGAAACGGCTGGAGTTTTGCGCTCAACACTTCGTGCTCTGCCTTGAGTAAAGGTTTTTCAATCCTGCGCTCGCGCAAACCACGACCATGAATTGATCCACGTCGAAAGCTGTCTTTTTCTTCAAGCTCATTGCGATCAAGTTTGAAGCGAATCCCAATCGCCTTGTTCAGAATAAAGTCCGCCATCGCATCAAACGCATTGATGTATGCGATTTTGAAGCTCATGGCTTTTTTGCCAGTGAACCCCATGGCAAGCAAAATGAAACCATTCTTTGTCATTTCAATATGACCAACGCGACCCGTTTCCTTTGTCACAGAATCGCCGAAAGAATCGACGTAAGTCATTGATTCCATTACTAACGCAAAATTGCGTTGGGCATATTCAGGAGGGCAGTTTGCAATAATGTTCTCGGTTGCACGCAGAACATCGGCGTGACGCTTTCCAAACACAGAGCAAACTTGATGCGAGCTTGTAATCAATCTGCCGCCACCATCGGCAGCAATGAAGTCTTGAAAGTTAAGAACTGGGAATTGAACAGTAGGCATAATTTTCCTTGGGCGCATAGAGAAGAATGCGCAAAGGAAAGCTGCTATGCCGTCAGCCTTGTCCGGAGCTACCGTATCCCGAGCGCATCCTCATAGTCCTGTCACGACCTGCCAAATAGGTCAAACCGCCTGAGCTGAACCCGCAGCGGCAACTTGGCCCCGAAGTGGTGGCCTCTATCCGTCGGGAACTCCTGGAACACGAAGTACTCGCTGTACTTGGTGCCGGTGACCGAGTAAGTCACGCCGGTTGGTGGCGCGCCGAAGGCGAACACCAGCGCCCCCGTGGCGTCTTGTGTTGGAATGCCGCCTTCAACAATGTCGGCACCGGACAGCCAAAACACCCGGTCAATCTTCTTTGCCGTCCAAGGCAGCTTGTCGTTGTGGCCTTTGCGCAGGTTGATAGAAAACGGGTCATCGCCATTCAATTGAACCACCCGGTCGCGCTCTCCCATGCCGTACAGAGGCGAATCGCTGCCCACGGAAATCATCATGTCTCCGCTTTCCCATTGCCCAAACTTTGCAAACTCGCGCTGCACCTTTTGGCTAGGGACGCCAGCCACGCCAGTGACCGCAGTTGCCCAGAGAAACCCTTTGCCGTGACAGTGCGGGCAGTTTAATTGTGGCGCATTGGTTGCAGGGTTGACGCATGGGCATGCGTAGGATTTGCGCCACGAAAACGTCTGGCCCAGAAAGTTTAAGAGCCCATTGAAGGCGTTCGGGTCAAGTTGCATCACATCACCATCAATGGCACGCCGTGAATGCGCTGGCGCAGCAGTTCCATGGACTTGTCAATGCCGTCTTGCATCTTGTCCAGATCGGGAGCGCTTTTGCTTTGGCTCAGGCCGTCGGCACTGATCGACTCAGACGCCGAAACGATGGCGTCTGACATGAGGCTGCGCATGATGATGCGCTGGACCAGATCAAGCAGATCAGGGTAGTCAGCAGCCGCATTTTTTAGCCCAGCCGTGTAGCGCACTTCAATGAACTGCGGTGACCCCTGCAGCCCCATGCCCCCGATCAACATGCCGCCCAAGGCACCCAGAAAGGCGTTGGTCGGCAGAAACCGGATGTGGCCGTATTTCTTGTCGAGCTTGATCCACTCGGGTGGAACTGTGAGTACCGTGCCGCCAAACGGGTAGATGAACTTGATGGACTCCAGCGCGATCACCGGGCGCTGCCGCAGCGGGATGAACGTCCAACCGCCAGGCTGGATCATGTCCTCGGTGTAGTCGTAACCAGGGTCAACGTCCCAAGAAGCCCCCGCCAAGGCGTCAATTTCGGCCTGTGTTGGGTCATTTGGAAACAACACGGTAGGCGTCAAGTAAACGTGCAACTCGCGCTGTACGGTCGATTCAGCAGCAAACAGTTTTGCCAGAAGGTAATCGTCACTTACCGAGCCTGACAAGTAGCGCTGCACAGCAGGCAACCTGTCGGCCCGGAACGACTCCAGAAACTGGTCTTGATTGAATAGGGATGGCATGAGGTCAGCGTACCGTCACGACAGCCGCCAGATTACTCTTCTGGTGGATCACCAGGACCAAGCGTGAACCCATCCCCAGGCACGATACCGCCGTGGACATGATCAAACCCAACATTTACGCCGTTATGCGTAAGCCCTGCACCGTTGATGGCAGTTGTCCCATTGATGGTGGTCGGCCCGTTAATGGTCACGGATGCCGCCGAAATGCTGGTGTTCCCGGTAGTCGTGAGCGTCAGGTCACCGACATTGGAAAGGGTCACGTTGCCACTCGGGTCAATCCGGATGTCGGCCTTAACTCCACCGGCGTTTGCCACCACCACAGAGAGCCACACCGCCGCCGATTTGTTGCGCGTGATGCTCCATATTTTGTCGGTGTCTTGGCCGCTCAGGTTCTCATGCTCCGGGGAGGTTGCCACACGGACAAAAGTCCCGCTTGGGTGTGAAAACTCCACATTGCCAGAATTGTCAATCGTGTGATAAACGTCCGATGCGTGCCGATCAATTTTGAAGTTGTCTCGATTGAAAGCCATCTGGTTGACTTGCAGCGACAGGAATCCGAGTGCCACAAACCCGCCACTGGTGCGCGCCACAATAACGCAAATGTCCCGGGTTGCACTGCCTGGGCCATCTTGCGCGTTTCCTTCGGCGTGATGCATGTTGACTACGCCAGATGACGACGTCATCATCGGGCCAATCAACGGGACAGCAGTCAGCATAGAGCCATCATAAGAAAGCTGGATGTCGAGAGAATTGTCATGCTGGTGAACCTTGATGACACGACCAACGTAAATGTCGCTCACTGATAAACCCCTTTTCCATAAACATACGGGTGCGGCGAGCCGGTACGGTTGACAAATCCGGTGCCGCGCAAATACTGTAGCGTGCAGGTGTATCCGTGGTAAGGCTCAAAATTATGTGTCACGCTGGTGACGTAGCAAGATGCGCTGCTTCCATTTTCCCAATCAATTTCTGCATATTGCCCCGGTTTGAAATCTGGCCGCCCATTGCAACGGATTGTTCCAGACTCAAAAACCACATTGTCAACATTGCAGTCTTGCAGATACTTGATCTGCTTTTTTATGTACTCGGCGTGTGCTGTTCCGCCTTGCTGATAGTCAGACTCCGACTGCCCGCGTACCATCTGGGTCTTGAGGCTACCGTGCTCAGTGCTGACCTCCATTTTTCTGAAACCGTAAAGCGTCTCCAGCGTGTTCGGGTAATCTTTTGTGGTCAGCTTAGACCCGTCTCCAACGATTGACAGCATGATGATGTCCATTGCTGTTTTGAAGTCGCTACCTGCCACCTTGACGTAGTAATAGTTGGCTACATCACGCTCGGACCTGGAATGCCGAATCGACACGATTTCGTGAACCCCGATGCTGAAAGATTCGGCTTGCCCAGTAGGGAAAATGTACTCTCCCGTATCCAGGTGCTTGAATGGCGGCTTGCGGTAGTGCAACGTCGTGGCATCCTCCCCGTCATCGAACAAAATCTCATAGAACGGTCCGAGGTTCCCGTGCTTTTGCAGATGGCTCCACATAGTACCCTCGGGGTTGGCCTGCATTCCTTGCGGGTAAACGATGTCTTCATCATCGGCACCGACAAGGCTCACCAACAACGGTGGAAGATCGGGGTTGTCAATGAGGTCAATAAACACATTGATGACGCAAATGACCAACAGTGCCAAAAATGTCGGCGCCGGCATGGAGACATAAGGAATCCCAAACATATCCTTCAGGTATTGACCTGACATTCCGGCCATCAGCTCTTTGACATTGCTGCCGCGCAAATAGTAAATCTGAATCATGCGCAGCACGCTGCCGTAATCACCGCCAGTGATGGTGACAATCCGGCTTGGTTTGCCGTCGGCACTGATGCTCTCGTCCAGACTGGTGTCGGTCACCACGCCCCGCATGACAATCTTCGGTTTGCCAACTTGACTCATGTAAATCAATACAACGTCCATGGGCTCCACTACGCTGTAGATGGAGTCGCCATAACCCTGTACTAGCTGATCACCCATTCTGATGGCGAAACTGTTGCTGGGCGTGTTGATGGCTTTCGTGACGGTGACAGAGCTGCCTTCGTTGAGATACGGTGTCAGACTGATTCGTGCGTTTTTCGCATTGGACCCGTCTGAACTGGAGACATTGATACGATTGACAGTCTTGATCAGAACAATGTCAATCCCAGGGGTATGTACTGAAATCATGCTGCTAATGTGCCTGCGGCTTTTGGCTTGGAAACCCACCCAACCTGGTGCGATTGTTGCTGCCGATCCGCACCATTGCCAGAATTGACATTGACGTCGATGGAGTGCTTCTGGTTCGAAAACGCCACCTGGACCATCTGTCGTTCAACCTTGGCCTGCTCGCTGGCCTGGGGGTTGCCATCAGGGATACCTGCCGGCTTCGGAACTTGCAATGGACTGTCGGAGCGTTTTTTATATTTCTCATAGTTCGCGGCTTCCCTCTCGTTGGCGAACTCGACGTGGATGTGCCCCCCTGTGCTTTTTGAGGATGGCTTTTTGTATTCGTCAATAACGCGCCCTTTGACGCCTGCGGCCTCTAACTCTGCCCTGGCTGACGCTGCAGCAGCAGCGCTTTTCTTGGCGTCATTCACAGTGAAATCAAACGCCAGACCCTTTGTGTGCTTGGAATTTGGCGAGTTTTTCTGATGGTAGCGGTCGTTCGCCGCCGTCAACTGTTTGAAGTCGTCTCCAAGAGATGACTGCATTGCATTCGCAAAGTCGAAAACACCTGGCTTGGTTTCGCCGCCTCCAAGATTCTCATCCCGATTTTTGATTCTCAGCTTGCCTGTGCCATCTGCCCCAGCAACAGCCGCCGGCTTTGCTGCGGCCGTCTCAGCCGCCAACTCTGCAGCAGTCTTGCGCCGGACTTCATCAGGCACAACTGGCTGCGATGGCGATGTCGAAGATTTTGGTTTTTGCTCGGACGGGTCAACCCCACTACGAATCAACGATTCTGCGTCTTTCTTTTTTGCCGCCGCTTGCGCCTCGTTCCAAATGGCCGCATCCTCTTTGATTTTGGCCTCATCTGGTTTTCTGGATTGTCGGTTTGCTGTTTCGACCTCGCTGTAGGGCACGGCCTTGTCGCCAAGCTCCTGGATTTGCTTTGTCGCGTTGCGGACCTTGCTTTCGCGCGTACTGTTGGTGGTGCGCATCTCAAAAGCTATCTGGTTGTATCTCCTGTTTCTGGCCTCCACCTGATCAGGATCAATCTCGCCAGACTCGACCATTTGACGTTTCTCGCGCAGTTGGTCGTCCTCTTTGGCTGCAGCGATTCTTTTTGCCGCTTCAGAGTCAGGAGCCATTTTTTCCACCAGTGCGGAAAGCAGCTCATTGCTTTTTACAGAGGCAGGAATTAACAACGCGGCCAACCGGTCGGTTGCATTGGCTGTCTTGGTGGCGCTTTCCTGTATCTTCTGGCCTTCCGTTTTCTCGCGCTCTAAAGTGGTGCTGAATTTCACCAGAGCGTCCTGCAGCTTGGCGCCGTCCATTCCAACCATTGACGCCAATTGAGACTTCTGGTCGTCACTCAAGTCGGCTCGCTTATTAAGGCCGGCCCGGATGGACTCCAGTTCACCTTTGTCCCCTTTTGCGTGCGCAACGTCGGCCAGCATGGTGTAGCCATCGCTGGACATTTTATTGAGGTCAACACCTTTGTACTGGCGCGCCATGGCCAGCGTGTCACCCAGCTTGCCCTCTTTTTCCATGTTGAGGAAAGTGGCCGCTTCATTGGGATTCAGATTCAGGTGGTTTGAGAGGGTGTTAATCTCAAGCTCTTTGTTCCCGCCAGAATTGTCCTTGATCATCTTGATCAAATCTTCCAGCCCGGTGCTGCTGCCTTTGTGGCCAAGCATCTGCCCGCCTGTGTACTTGTTGACGGGGTTGTTCGGGTCACCAAAAACCTGATCGTTGGTGGCCATCATGCCTGCAGCCTCTCGCATCTTGACGCCCATCAGGCCAAGACGATCGCCGCCAAGCGCCATGAACTGCAGAGTTTTAGAGGCCTCTCCTGCGCCACCGCCAGACTGAAACGATGCATCTGCACGCGCCATCAGACTGCGCGAATTGCCAATATCCAGACCTGGCGTCTTGGACCCAACCATCGCGGACAGCATGCCAGCGTAACCGTCCAGGTTGCCAGCCGTGAGGCTACGGTGCGCTGTGTCGCTGCTAAACCCCTGGATGGCGGACATCAGCTCGCCGGCGTTTAGAGTGGACCCGGTGCGCTTTAGTGCCTCAGCGAACTGAATGCCCATGATGCGAGCATCCGACTTTTTATCACCAATGCTCTGGTCTCTTCGCAAGCTCGCAATGAATCCGGCGCCTTGCGCTTCATCAACGCCAACCGCCTGTGCCAGACCAACCCCTTCGGACGCCTGATCTACTGCGCCTTTGTTGGTCTTGGCAATGTTGGCGAATTCGGTGGTGATTTTTCTGGATGTTTCGTAATTCAGGTTGAACTGATCGCCAACCATGCGGCTCTGGTCCCGCAGCTCGCTGAAGCTGTCAGCCGTAGTCCCGAGCGAGCGCCGGAATTTGTCGATGTCAGTGGCCAGCACTTTCTCGCGGTCAATGCCTTCATTGACCGCGCTGGCCGCCTTGTAGATTCCTGCCGCGACAAGGCCGATCCCGGCGCCTGCCGCCAGCCCTGCCATGCCGCCTCCTGCAAGCATGCCGCCCATGCCGCGCCCGGCCATGCCCTCGGCACCCATAGATGCCGCTTGATTGATTGCGCCACCCCCCAGTGGGGACAGTTGCTGCGCGGCATAACCGAGCACTTTGGCGCTTTTTGATTGCGGTGTATCTGGCCTTTTTGGCCTTCTTGGAGGAACCGGGTCAGGATTTGGTTGGTTCGGATTTGGCGGGTTAACCGGAGGGTGCTGTCGCCCTCCGGCGCCAAGATCATTTGCCGTCAGCCCGGTGACTGAAGCGCCAGTGCGCGCACTGAGTCTGCGCAACACAGACATCAGGACTTTGTCCAATGTTGCCTGCAGCTTCTGGCTGTCACTTTCCAGCAGCCTGCCATTGATCTGCTCGGGTGATCGCACCGCGCCAGCCCCGCCAGGCTGCGTGCTCAATTGCTTGCCGATGCCGCTGCCCTTGGTGTCTCGCACCAATAACTGGAATTCGGCCCGAATGGCCTTTAACGTCTCAACATCATCTTGGCTGAAAAGAGTAACCGGCTTGCCAAGCTCCGTGCTCCTGCGCTTCAGGAACTCGTTAAGCATGCTGGTCAGACCAGAGAAATCTTCAGCAGCATCTGCCGCCGATCTCCCCAGCTCGTTGATGGCAGCAGCGGCCTCGTTTGTTTCGACTTTAATGGGTATCGACTCAGCCATTGCTTATGTCCTCAAAATCATCATCAGGAGGAATGCCCATCTCGGCATCCATGGCGGCTACCTCTTCGTCGAAGTTGTCGGTGTCCTCTTCCCATTCGCTGTCCGGTTTGTCGTAGTAGTAATGCGCCCAATACTCAGTCAGCATCCCCTCTTCTGTCATATCCAGATAGCGCGGATCAGCGGGCGGGAGTGAATACTTTCGTCGAAACCAGAACCGGACGGTCTTAGCTACTTCTTTGGCGTCCTCTTTGCAATCACGATCCCGGCTTCTCTCGAAAATCGGCTTCCTTCGCGCGGATAGCGTCAAAGACGTCTATCATCTGCGCGTAGGAAGCATCCTCTTGTGGGTCAAGTTTTTCGATGTCCCAGCCGGACGGAGCCGACACGACAAGAACCTTTGCGGTTGCAAAAGCACGGGCGTAGTAATGCAAAAAGTCGGTTGGTGTTTGCACGCCTTCAGTCAAGCGTGAGTACTCTGCCGCCACCGCAAACTCGTCGCGCATGGTGCGCCGACCAATCGTAAACGACCCCAGGCCTTCCACCTGCACCTGGAAGTCGTTAGGGGCTGCGCGCCTCATGCCGGCTGCCCAGTCACATCAAGCGCCTTAAATTGGCAGTTGGCGCTGACAATCTTGTGGGCACTGATTTCGAGGTCACCGGAGTCATAGCTGCAGTTCAAGTAGGTGCGCAGCACGCCCTTGTCTTTGTCAGTGATGACAATATCGACCACCACACCATTGAGAGTGATGGCGCCATTTTCAGGGGTCACCCCGGCCTGCAGCAGCGACTTTGTGTAAAGCACCATCGACTGTACCGATAGCGAATGCACGGCGGTGGTTGGCACATACTCGATGACATGAATGTCACCAATGCCAGATGCCTGCTCTAAACCGTAGTTGTCTGAGGCGCGGATTGAGCCGATTAGGCCCACGTCTTTGCCACCAATTTTCACGGTGATTTTGTTGCCAGTGCGGACTTGTAGATTGGTTGCCATTTTGTACTACTCAAAGAGTTGCTATGGCTTCCAATACTTGTGTCACGACCGAATTAGCAGGCCGGACTGCCAAATAAAAAAACCCGGAAAACCGGGTTCCTTGTTTCGGCATTACCGACTAGGTCGCTGCCAGCGAGCTACCAGCGTAAGGCACCGCATACACCGTGATCGGGATGTAATTGATGGGCAACACCGGGCTGGCCTGGAACTCGATACGCATCACATCGCCTTCCTGTGATGCGCTCAAGTTCTTGAATGGCGGGTTGACCGTATCTCCAGCCAGCACGCCTGGCCCGCTTGGCTCTGGCCGGGACAGTTCCAGCAGCGCCGCCTTGACCATCTCCAAAGCCAACGCCAGAGATTGCGGGTTGTTTTTCGAGCCGCGTAGCTGCTCTACTGAGCCCCGGACCTTGCGCATCATGAAGTCGCATGCAACGCCAACCGACACTTCACGGCGGTTGTAGTTGTCATTGATCATCCAGGTGGAAATGGACTGCAGGACTTTGAAGCCTTCTGGTGTGTCTTCAATGCACAACACCCCGCCCAAGAGCAGACTGTCGGTATCCGACGGGTTGCGCAGTTTGCGCTCAAGCCCGGCAATCTTGATGCTCTTGTTGGTCAGCGGGGTGCCGGGGTTCAAGCCGGAAAACGCTGCTGCAATCATGGCCGCCGCAATGTAGGGCTCAAACAAAACCAGTTTCCCGTACTGGTCATAGTCATAGATGCCAAGATGCGTGAGAGATGTGCGGTCGCTGTTCAACGTCTTGGCGGCTAGGATTGCGTTCGCGTCAGTGGTTCCTGATGTCGTTCCGCAGATGCAGCGCCGCTCTCTGCGCCCAATGTTTGACATATAAGCCGCATGCGCGTCCGCCATCGAGTGGATGGCAGCCAGGCCAGATAGCGGCACCACCCATTGAACATCTTCTGACTGCAGGACGTCAAAGGCTGCTGCCCATTCGGCATTTGTCACCAGACCGTCCGAGCCGCCAGAAAGATAGGTAAAAGCCAGGGGCGCTGGCACTTTGGTGGCTGTTGCAGACCGAGTGGCCGTGACAAATTCCTCGCCCAGTGAGTTAAACCAGTCAACGACAGCCTGCAGGTTTGCTGAGACATTCACCGGGGCAGTTTTAATGTCCTGGCTGGTCAAACCGTCCAATCCATTGACAGACGGCTTATCGCCATTGCCGTCAAGAACAGCCGCCGCAATTCCGGTAACTGCATTCAGTCGATCAACAAGCATCTGCACCGTGAAGTAGGTATTCAGGTCAATCGTCGTGGTGACGGTGTCCAGCAGCAAGCTGACTGCGGTGTTGCCAACCGTGATGGTGCCAGTTCCCGTGCCGGAATATTGAACCGAAAATGCAGACCGCGCCACATCGTCTTTGGATGTGTACGATGTGCCAAATTGCGTTGTCAACTTCAGCCCGGTATTGGTACCAGCCTCGACTTTGACCTTAATCTGGTTTTCCAGCAACCCGTAATTCGTTGACTTTAGATCAATGGCGTCCCCAGCAGAAGCGTCCTTCAGCGTCAAGGATGCCTGTGTTGCCGGGTTAACCCGGACAACCGTGATCTTGGCGGGTCCATTGCTTTGCGCGGACGCATTAAAGGCGCGCTCAACGGCCCGGAGCAAATCGCCGCCGCGCAGGATCGCCTTGGCCTCGGAAGTAGAGCCAAATACCAGCGCTTTGTTTGGCGCGCCACCGTCAGACCGGCCGATCAGGGCCAAGTTGTTGCCATCGGACGGCTTGCGTCCATACATCCGGCTGTCATCCACAACCGACATGACGGCGGGAGAAATCCACTGACGACCATTGAAAAATAAAGCCATGTCCCTGCTCCTTTATGCGGGTTGTTTTTCAAAAATGGCAAAGGCTGCGGAAAAATCCGCATCGCTGCCGTTTGTCTTTTCTGCTGCTTTCTGAGCTTGGTAAAAGCCTCCGATCATTTCGGGTCCGACTTTTGATGCAGACAGGCGGGCACAGAACTCATCGAGCGACAAGTCAAAACTCGTCGGCGCGGGCGCCTGGTTTGCTTTGCTGGCAGCCTTGGCCACTTGTTCATTACTCATAAAAACCCCTTAAAAAATAAACTTAGCAACATAAACAATCGTTGTCCAGCACGATGCTGCCGACCGTTGCGCCGCCAGACGTGCCTCCAGACGTTCCCGGACGGGAAAACACAACATCGCCAACAAGCCCGGACTCGTCGGTAGCCACGGTCGCCGCCGTGCAACCCAATCGCATCATGGTCTGATAGACCGGGACGTTCATGGATTGCGTGTCTTCAGTGTCCTGCACCGACTGCACCTCAAACATCTGCAGCCCAAGATCGTCAAACACATGCAGGTTGGCCGCCACAGCAGAGGCCAACCCTTGTCGAAGGACGTTTCTCTCTTCGGCATTCAGCGACCAGGCTGACACCTCCAGGGTCACAGCAGACAGCCAGCCCTGCATCTCGGCAACCCCATCTTCAATCAGCACATCGCTGCCCATTACGTCCCCCAGTGCATGCACAGAAGGAGAGCTGCCGCCAAAGAGCACCGTCACCACAGGAAACTCTGCCCCTTGGGTGTAAAAAGGGATTGACATGACCGGAAGCGACGTCTTGGTCAGAGCCAACTTCCCGCGAGCGATCATGGCGTTGAGCGTCAGGTCCAGCCGTTCCCGCACCAGCTCCTGAACGTCAACACTGAGGTCGTCAAAGGTTGCGGCCGGGACAGCCGACAAGACAACAGGCTCCGCCCAAACATCACCGATGCGCCCGAAAACTGCGTAAAAGTAAGTCACGCCATTTGCCAGCAAACGCGCATCAGTCAGGAATCTGTCCGCCCCATCATGAACACGAAATGCGCCCGGGTCATCCGCCCCAGCAAAGTCATTGGTTTCTTTGCGCAGAATGCGCCACCGAGACTCGCCCGCAGTCGGCTCGACGATGATGCGGATCGCATTACCGCAACTGAGTGCTTGCAGAGAATTGAATTTCATGTCGTTATCTTGGTGTCACGACCAAGAAAAAGCCCGCACAGTGGCGGGCTCTTGTTTGGCTGTTTGCGATCAGGAAGGATCAGTCTTTGCCTTGCCATGCTTGGCGGGCTTGGCCGATTCTTCGTTCTCAGGCCCATCCTCAACCACATATCCAGGAATCCCAGAGAACTGCGCAGCCGCATCTGCCGGAACACCAGTAGCGATAACAGTACCGTCGTCTTGACGCGCAAAAGTAACGCCACTGATTAGCTCGCTGGCATTGGGGAGTGAACAAGTGACTTTCATAAGTACCCTTTATGGATGGTGAGCAGCCTCTCAAGAGGCTGCTGCGCTTTTATACCGTGGCGTGAGGGCGCCACACAGCCTTTGACGGAAGAACATTCTTGATGTACCCGTGGTGCTTCGGCTTGGTCACGCGCAGGTAACCAAACAGGAACTGGAACCACGAATTCACAGGAACTCCGCCGATACCGAAAGGCAGCGGAATCTTGGTCATCGGCTGGAATTGACGCCAGCCGATTGCATCACTCGAGGCGTTCATGTTCAAGCATGGGACGGACACGGTGCCAGGAATATCGAGGTTGTAATCGACAAACGTGGCAGCCTTGGGAATCACCTTCACCAGACGGAAGTCAGCGGCCACAGTGCCGGCACCGTTCTGTTTGGAGCGGTAGATGGCGTAGCCGGACTCGGCGCCACCAGCGGACGGCGTAATCGTCAGCGTGACCTTTTGACCAGAAGCCACCGCCACCTGGGCAGCAATGGTGATCGCAGAGTTACCTTCACCTGTCGGGCCGACACCAGCCACGGCGTAAATGTAGTTGCCGGCGCGGGCAGTGTTGAAGGTGCTGGTGCTGGTGGCGTCAGCGGCAGCTACGGCTGACACGGCTGCAGGCTTAAACGCCGCATTGGCAACAGCAGTAGCAGGCCAGGTCACTTCGATGGGTTTGGCCATCGGGAAGTCGCCATGGTGCAGGAACGTGTCGATGTTGGTCTTCAAAACACCCTCGGTCAGACGGATGCCCTCAACATGGCCGCCAACGGTCAATGTCGTGTTTTGCTGAGTGCTCCAGCGGAATGCAGGGTCCAGACCCAGGTTCAAGTCAGTCTGGACGGCAGTCGGCAAGAACGTCTCGGTGATGCGGCCCCAGTTGCCGTAGTCTTGAATGGCCGCCTGCAGTTGGGTAAAGGGCTCCACCGATGTCAGTGCAGCGCCATTCATGTTCACCACATGATCAGACGAGCACTTGCCAGCAGCGACAGCAGCGTCGATCTGGGTGAAGATGCCATCGAACTGCGTCGGGCAAGCGGCGGCATTGCCGTTGAACAGCAGGTACTCAGCGTCAGTCAGCAACTGCAATGCGCCGTTGCGCTCTTCCACCGCCATGGGCTCGGCCAAGTTCTTGCCGATGTTGAGCACATAGCCGACTTGACGCAGGGTCATCAGGAACTTGACCATGCCGATCTCACGGCTGTAGTCACCAGAGGCAGAGCGGACAACACCCATCTGGGAATTGGTCGAGCCGCCCAGCACGCCACCAATCGAATTCTGGCGGGTGTATTCATCAACGATGTTGGTCGCGTTGGTTTGCTGCAGCTTTTTGAACAGCACAAAGTGCTCCTCTTCCTGCACCACGGTTTTCATGGCCGTGTCGAGCGACTGCACACCCATGGCGCCGCCGCCTGTCAAGGTGGAAACGTCAGTCTGGTAGTTGCTGGCAGTCAAGGCCTTCTGCAGTTCCTGGACATCGCCAAGCGCGCCACCTTTTGATCCGCCCAGCATCGGTGCGCCGCCAGCTTGCATGCCGGCAAATTGGGCCATAAGTTCTTGAGGGTTCATGGAATACTCCTAAGTTTTGAAACTGTTGCGCCGGTTATTCGGCAAAAATCTTGTTGATCAGGGCTGCGTCAATTGCCTCGTTGTGACGCAGGGACACGTCGCACACCGTCAGGTCTTTGCCAGAGATGCGGCCAGCGTTGTACGCAGCGTTTGCCTTCATCATGAAGGT